TGGTTACAAAACTTGGCATAATCTATCTCCTATATACTTTATTTAAGACAGAGCAATGCCAGTGGTGCCTTGAAAATATTGATCTGCGGCATCTTTCTGGCTGGGAACCATACAAAATACGTGTGCTTTTTGTAGTGTAATGACATTTTTAGCACCTAAAAACAACCATGGGATCATTCCTAGTCCTTGTGCGTTTACTGTCAACGCTTTAGGTCTGTCTAGTTTAATTTCTGTGGCAGTTTCTTCTTCTAAACGAGCAATAATTTCATCACCGTTTAATAATTTAAGACTAACGACGTCACCGTTAGCAATTGGTTTTTCAAGTAACATTATTTCCATCCTTATCTATTTCTATCCATGTGTGGTCACCTAACCACTTTACTTGAGTAATATACTCATAATCTTCTGGTATGCCTGTGGCCCAATCATCGGGCCCGTTTATACTCAGTCTAGTAAAATCTTTTCTCTTATCGTAGACCAGCCAGTATATGTTTCCATGTGCTATTTGAAAATTATAAACAGCGGCATGTACCATGTCTGTGACTTCTAGTCTACGTTTAATCTGCTGTGCCTGTTTCTCTAATACTCTAACCAAGTCTACAATTCTATCATATTCTTGCTGGGCATGAAGCCTAGCAACATTGAGCATGATATCTTTCTGCTTGGTAACTGGTACTAGATCAAACTTGGGACCTCCTGCCTCTGTGGCATATGGTGTTACATTCCTGTTAAAGAATGGCACCATAGTGCCGTCAAAGTTTGAGTCATAGCTGTCTCTACCTTTGGCAGTATTAGACTTTTTGTCCATCAGTCATTGCTTTCTTTGGGCACTTCGCACAATGCTTCTAGAGTCTTATAATGTTCGTAGGCTTTCTTCAATGCTTCAAAGTGCGCCAACTTATCAGGATCTGGTTGAAGTATGGCCAGCCGTTTTGAAATAGTCTCCATAAACTCTGAGATATTCCGGCCGTTGATCATAACCTTGCCTTCGAACTCTGCGTCGCCGTTGACTTTTAAACCTGGACTCGAACCAACACTGCCTATACTCCACGGGTGTGTGTTGTTAGTAGTCCATACCGTTCCACTGGCTCCGTTACTTGTTAGATAAGAACCACTGGTTCCGTTAAAGCCAGCAGTGGTAGTGAAACTAGCAGTAGATCCAACAGCACCTATACTGTAGTTTGATATGTTATATGCTGACATAGAATCAATATCTAAATATACATCAGATGTATCTAACGCACTAGTATCAATTGTGATTGTATCACCATTAGCCATTTAATTTGGCCTTAAGTTCTGTAAAACCACCAACTAGTACATCGTCGATAAAAATCTGAGGTACTGTTCTTGCGGTCGGAACTGCTTCTAATAACTGTTCCGTAGTGTAATTTTTATTAATGTTACGTTCTTCAAATTCAATGCCTTTCATTTTTAATAGGGCCTTTGCTTGATCGCAATAGGGACACTGATTCTTACTCCATACAATAGCTTTCATTTTCTTTTCCTTTAATTATTTTTATACTCTAAAACTTTCGCCGCATCCGCAACGATCTCTTTCATTTGGGTTAATAAACTCAAATCCTTCATTTAAACCATTTCTAACATAATCTAATGTTATGCCCTGAAGATATACATCATGTTTTTTGTCTACTAGTATTACAAACTCTTTTTGAGCATAATTTATTGTACTCTCATCTACTTTGTATTCATCTACATATTCAAGTGTATACGCCAAGCCACTACATCCTGTGGTTCTGACACCTAATCGTATACCCACTCCCTTATTACGTGAAGATAGTAGTTTTACGATCTTGTTATAGGCCGTGTTTGTTACGGTAATCATTTACGGCCGCTTTGATTGCGTCTTCAGCAAGAATTGAGCAATGTATTTTAACCGGAGGCAATGCTAGTTCTTCGGCAATTTCGGAGTTTTTAATTGATCCTGCTTCGTCGAGTGTTTTTCCCTTGACCCATTCTGTAACAAGGCTCGAGCTTGCGATAGCCGATCCGCAGCCATACGTTTTAAATTTCGCATCTGTAATAATACCTGTATCATTGTCTACCTTAATCTGTAATTTCATAACGTCACCACAGGCTGGCGCTCCGACCATTCCTGTACCCACAGTATCGTCTATTTCGAATTTGCCCACGTTGCGTGGGTTTTCATAGTGATCAACAACTTTGTCTGAATAAGCCATAATGTTTATAGGTCCGGTAGTTCGTCGTAGCTAACTGAGTCACCCATAACTCCGATGACATAGTTAGTACTTTCGTTTTCTTGTAGAGCCGTTTGTTTCTTATTGATATTAACGTGTTTGTTAAACCAAGGAATAGGACTGGCTCTAGGATGTTCATTGGAATACTTAATTCCAATATCTTTTAATCTTGTAAATGCTGTGTAGTCAACAAAGTCTCGTAGAATAGCGGCATTGAGTCCAATGACAGGACCTTTGCTAAACAAATAATCCGCCCAGGATTTTTCTTCTTCAATGACTTCCATGTACATGGCATACACTTCTGCTCGACATTCTTCTTCAAGAGCAACAAACTCTTGGTCATCTTTAATAACATTGTTAATTAACCAAGCAGTCCATTCTGTGTGTAATAACTCGTCTTGTAGAATTAAGCTAATAATATTTCCGTTGCCGATGTAGATTTTATTTTCTACCATGGCCAGTGATGTGGCAAAGGATACCATGAAGCGTAGGGCCTCAAGTGCGTAGGATGCATGTAGGGCCATCCATATGGCTCGCTTGTGATCGTGGACTGGAACGTCTTCGCCCAACTCTTTACGGCAGTTGAGAACGTGAAGATCCTCATAGTAACGACCAATGTTAGCTGCCATGCCAACAATTTCAGCAGTGTCGTGAATCTTGTTAAATTCTTCTTTGGGTACGCCATATACATTCCTAATGATGTGACTGTAACTTTTACTGTGAATATTAGTTTCAAAGAAACTCCAGTTACTAACCAGTGCTTCTAATTCCGGAATACTGATAACGGGACTAAACACTTGATTAGGAGCACGGCCTTGAATACTATCTAAGGCTGTTTGACGCAGTAGGTTGCTGGTAAAGATATGCTTGACAGCATCGCTGGCATCTTTGTGATCCATCTTATCTTTGGTAAGACTGATCTCTTCTGGAACCCAAAAGAAGCCACGAGCAAGTTCTTCATACTTGGCGATCTTAGGATACTTGACTTCTTCAAAACGTTGTACTGTCACAGGGCCTTCTGGGTCTAAGAACATCTTACGCTTGAGATAATTTGTTTGTTTTGATAAATCGTATTGTTGTTTGCTCATGTTTCTCTCTTAAAATAATATTCTGCGGGATGTTCGTGTTCTATAAAGTCAGGCAACTCTATTGGTTGTTTTGTAGTAATATGTTTGTAAACTTCTTTGGCAAAGGCTATATTGACTTCCTTGGTAAGATGACATGCCATCTTTTCCTGTCTCTCTGTCCATGCTTCAGCTTTCTCTATGTGTATTCCTAAGGCTTCACGCTGTCTAATCAAGAAATCCCACATTGATGTTTTAATCCCAAGTTCTTCTTTAAATTTGTAACTTAAACTAAACTCTTCATGAAATGCTGGTATAATGATAACATTATCCGACTTGGAAAGTACATCTCTAACCATGAGCTCTTGAGCAGTTTTCATAAATTTATCGTCCGAAACTATAAACCAATTTTGTATCCTATTCAAATAATCTTGTTCAATAGGTGATATAGAATAGGTTTTTTTAAGATTATATATCTGATTATAAGATGAAAGCCAGTGTGGTTCTTGTCCAGTAGATGAAAAAAACACTGGTTTGGTATATCGTTCATAGTGTGTGACTACAAAAATATTCAAATCGTAGTCTTTATGATATTTTAAAAATCGTTCATGACTATATAGTAATGAAGTTCCGCCCAAACCGTGAGTTCTTACTTTAGCATTTAACATTTCACCTAGTATGTTGTACCAGTGAATTTCTTTACATAAAGATGACCCGACAGCAAAGCTATCACCAAAAATTCCTATTTTCATTTTATTCTCTAAAGTTTACAGGCTTCACAATCGTCGTCTAACTCTTCATAGACAATTGCGTTATCGGCGGTAATGATTCCGGTACTAACACCGTTAACTGTTATTTCATTAGTGCCGGTTACATTAACTTTGGCACCTACTTTATTAATCAAGCTGTAGTAAATTGTTTTCAATCCCCACTTGTAAGCTAGCATCAAGTTCTTAGCAATCAGTGTGCCTGGGACTTTGCCACCAACGAAATACGCAGGATTATAAAATGTGTTAGTTGACAAACTTTGATCAACATAGACTGCTAGTACAGCGGCAGTCTTTAAATATTCAACGCAATCTTTCTGATCCCACATCATTTGATAACGATTCTTTAGCCGTTTGTATTCTGGTACTACCTGTACAAATGATCCTGCCTTTGATTCCTTGACAGAAATCATTTCCATGGGCATTTCAATTCCGTTGGTGCTATTTAATACAACTGAACTAGATTCAACGGGGGCAACTGCCATTAGTGTAGCATTACGAATACCATACTTGATCATACGGGAACGTAGAGGTTCCCAATCCATGCTAGGTGTAAAGTCTGTAAGTTCATTAACACCTGCTTTACGACGTTCCCAGGGGAATACTCCCTTACCGTAGTAGGTGTACTGACTACGTCCGCACGGGC